ATAAAACCCCTGTTTTTAACTGGTGACGGTCACGGTTCCCATCGTGACGACCATGGAGGATGACGGGGCAAACGCCTCTCCTTCGCGCACAATCTTCAGGAACCCATTCGCATCGACGTAGACCTGACCGATGTCGAGTCCATATCCAGATTCCGCGGCGCCAATGAACCGCAGGGATGCAGCGACTACGTCGCCGGGGTTGTATAGGTTAATTATAATCTGATTGACGATCTGAAATGCCTTCGAGATGTCCTGGTCGGACCAATCCTTTGGCGGGATGTCAACCGGCTTGATTCGGTAGTGACGGTTCACTGCTTGCGCCCATCCTCGCGGATGTCAAAGCGCGTTGTGCCGAGACGCCAGCCCAGATCGACCGTGTTCGAGGATACTCGAAGGGCAAACTGCCTGGTCCGGACCCGAACGAAAAGTTCTTTCGGGTCCGAGGTGGAGACGAGCGCCCCGCTGAAGCCGGTTGCCGAGGCGTTCTGCGGAAAGTTGCGCTCCTTGATCTCGAAGACCACGGGCCCGTTGCTTGATACCCCGGTTTTGCTGAAGTCGGGGGCGATCCGGCTGATGAACGCGAACGATTCTCCGTCCAGAAGCGTGAGGTCCGATCCTTCGACATGCGAATCAAGGGAATATGCCTGGAGATTTCCCGATAGAGTCCTCAGTATCCGATTGACTCCGATTTCGTGCTGGAACAATCGGTACTGTTCGATCTCTGTCCCCCACGCGATAGGGTATCCGCTGAACGAGGAGTCAAGCCACGCCGTTCTGGACATGGAGCCAATGATCCAGTAGTTGTCGACGTAGTTGTACGCAACGTAGCGGTTGTTCTCAATTGAGTCTGCCGATGGGTACCACCACCACACCTCGTTGAACCGCGAGTTGTGGCCGGCGCATACCTTTGCTCGCTGAAACCAGTTGAAATCGTCGAAGACGTAGGACTGGACCGTGCAAGGGAGGGAGTTGACACTGCCGTTATAGAACCGGAATGCGTTCAAGTCCATCCAGTAAAGCTGATTCCGCGCCTCAATGACGGCATTCGGTCCTACGATGGAGACGTTCTGCGCGGTGGTGTTTAGCCCGAACGTATACGGGGGGCCGACGAACGTGAGGGCGTTGATACCGATGTCCGTCCAGATGACGGTCTCCTGTCGCCCTCTGGTCTGTGCGATGATCCTCGACCCAGCAGAAACCCGCAAGCCGCCTGCCGTGGTATCGCGCCGCGGCTCCCACTCGACGAGGCTTTCCTGGTTCCCCCAGCGGATCAGGAGCGGATCAGCGGTAGCGGACCCGAACTCATTCGAGCCGAACACGAGGAGGTGGCGGTCGCCTTCGGAAACCGCAATGCCCGCGGAGTTGATGGTCGGGCACTGGTTGCTTCCCGCGATGCTCGAAAGTTCAACCGCACGCGACCCAACTCCAGCGGACGCATCCCAGTAGTAGATCTTCCCGCCGATGATGGCGGCCACGAGGTCCTCGCCGAAGTTGTCGATAGACCAGACGCGAATACCGGACTCCAGTCCGCTCCTGGGGGTGCCCCACGTTCCCTGTCCCCATGTTCCGACACCCCATCCGCCGGAGACGAAAGAGTTACTCGCCGAACCGATAGGTATCTCATACGTCGCGACTACTGACGATCCGCCGCCGCTTCCTGCGGTATAGGAAACGGTAGACGACATGGTGATGTCGTAGCTGTTGGCATTGACCACCGTGATCTGGAACTCTTTATTGATGTCGGCAGCGGAAAACCCGCCGAACGAAGAAGCGCCGGAGAAGATGACAGAATCGCCAGTGACTCTACCGTGCCCTACATGCTGAACCCGAAGAGAGCTTGAGAAAAACGGCGGCCCTCCTGGGTTTTGGTTCATCGTGAACGGATTGGCGGCCAATGCTATTGGTGGCTCGACAGGGGTGATGTTTGAGACGGTCGTCTGGTTCAGCAGTAGGAGTTTCTTGTCTGTCCCGATTGCGGTGAACTGCTGACCGGCGAGGGTTGTCCATTGGTGGAGGCACCGGCAGACGCCATATCCGACGCTGGGCAGGGAGACGGAATCCCCGCCGTCAAGAAGTTCGATCCACCCCCCAATCGACTCCGGCATGCCCATCCTAAAGCGAACATTATCGGAGTCGTACCAGCCGCCCTCATTCGAGAAGTTGGTTACGTCCCGAACGATTCCTGGGCGAAGCTGGATTTTCTTGAAGGGCATTATTTTTTGGCGGTTACGCTCTGCGTCTTGGGATCGTACTGGCAGGCGGTGACTTCGAGGCCGGCGCGCTTGCAGGCGGTCTCGAAGATGACCTGGACGGACTTCTGAAGTTCCGCCTCCTGCGTCCTCATGATCTGCGAACGCAGGGCGATGTTCTCCAGCTTGAGGCTAGCAAGTTCGATCTCGAGCTGTTCTTGCTTCGAGAGTTTCTCTTCAGCAACAAGCGGCAGGGCAACGATAAGGAATAGTAGAGTTTTCATTTTGCGGATCGGTAATTGACATCAACGAACGTATTATTTTTGTCTCTGGATATCTCGAAATCAAGCCACCAACCGCCCACCGGCCTGGCCGAGCGGCCCTTCTCTGTATGATACCCGGACCCGCCCACTTCTTCGCGCTTGTACGTCCCGGCGCGAAGGAATAGTTGGTCCTGCCGCACAACGTGCCCCCTTCCGTTGACGCTGATCATGACGTTCTCGTCGCTGTTGCGCCGGTGGATATGGCCGCTGATGTAGATGTCGGCCGAGTACTGGCCTCGCGTGCGCGAGTTGTCGATCATCCCCCTCGTGATCTCGCCGCCGCCACCGTAACCGTGGTGGTAGTGCAACGTTTTCGAGTCGCGATGCTTGTTGCCCAAGTCAAATTTGAACCGCACGAACCCGGTAAATGGCATATGCTCGCAGGGCGCCCCGAACGTGCGAAGGTTCTGCGTCAGGCGCTCCAGCAAATCCGTCTGGTGGTGCTTCAAGATCGAGCTTTCGTGGTTGCCGTCACTGAGGACGGCGATGTTTTTTGCGTAGGGTAGGTACAGGTCGGTGTGAAACGAGACCAGCTTGTCTAGGTAGTTTCCGCCACGCATCTCCGGCCGCAAGGCAGACTCACTGGCGCGCCGGTCCCACTTGCCCTCCATTGCGCAAAAGGTGTCCCCGAACTTCAATATCGGCGCGCCGAGCGCAACGGCTTCGGCATGGTGCTTGCGGATCAGCGCAATGTCCGAATGAGCATTATCTGCGTGTTCATCGGCGAGTAGCAACACCGATACGTCCTTCTTCTGAGAGCAGTCGAAGTCGATATCCACGCACTGTTTATCGGTGCGGGTTACCGTCCAGTTCATTTCGTTGCGTCGTCCTGGAGCTGCGCGAGGACCTTGGTTAATTTCGATGGAAGGGGGAGCCCCGCCTTGCCACAGTTCTCCACGATGGAGATCAGTTCCGTCAGGCAAAACCACCCGGCAACGTAGGCCGATAGTTCTACCGGCATCGGGTGAACCGACTCGGCGATCTGCAATGCTACGATCAGCAGCAGCGCAACGGTCTTCTTCACGAAGCCCTTGCGGCTGACATCGGACGACACCGCGCCCGTGGACCACGCAACGAGAAATCCGGTTGCGAAGTCGACGACCTGGAGGCCAAGGAGCCCCCACAACAACGTCGGCATCGAATAGATTGCCCCCAGAATCAGGCCAGGAATGGCCGCGATTGCCTTCTTCACGACGGCTTAATCCCAACCGCCTTTTCGATCAGAACGAAGAACTCAGCAAGGTGTGCAAGCGCCTCGACCAGAGCCTGTTCGTTCACGACGTCCTTGCCGGTTATTCGCCGCAGCAGCAACGAGACGGCGGGGATCGCCAAGGTGATATACCGCATGGCGCACGACAGCTTCTCCGGCCCCGTGCCTCCCGCCATTTCTGCGTTCCGCACGCCGTTGTAGACCACGTCAGCCACCGGGCGAAACGCTCCGGGAACCAGTTGCACGGCAATCGGCACGCCGTAGTTCACGACCTTTTTCAGCCAGCTCCACATTACAGCACCTCCCAAGCGCGGTTGAACGGCGTGTTGGCGGTGTACAGGTACCGCTTGCCGTGGATGGTCACGGTTTGCCCCAGCCAGGGGGTCGCATTCGAGGCGGCGTAGAAACGCCCCGGTTGTCCAGGAATCGGGCCACCGACCGGGCCGCCGATAGCATTCTCATCGGTGCCGCGGGTTGACAAGAGCGTGTTCGGGTCCAGCGTCGACACCGGGCGGCCAGCCGGCTCAAGGGTCATCTTCCATAGACCGTCAAAGTCAAACTGTGCCTCGATGGCTTCGGCTGGCCTCGGCTGGTTCTCGCCGCCACCGTTGAGTGCCCAGTTCTTCGCGGCTTCGAGAAACTGCTTCTCGTTCTCCGTATTGAAGTGATTCGCCATCGCATGGCCTTGGGCAATGAAACTTGCTTTAACTTCGTCTAGAAACATATTGGTCTCCTATTGTTTATTGTGCCGCTTTCAGTAGATCAATCTCAGCCTTTAACTCTTTGATTGCGTTAATGAGGGCGAAGGTGATCGCGTGTCCGTTGTAGTTGTAGAGATCGGTTTCGGGGCCTTTCTCGGTTAGCTTGCCCCTGAATGTGCCAACGCATTCAGGAAACACCTGCATCAATTCTTGCGCTAGAATTGAAATCTGTTCTTTCCCGTCAGGATCGAATCCGCCCTTGCCGTTGTACTCATATCGCACCGGACGAATTTGGCAGATCTCCGTAAGCCCTTTCGTGTATTCGCCCTTAACGGTTTTCAGTCGAGCGTCCGAGGCGATGGTCCAAGTATTTGTCGATGGCTTGGCGGCAGAATCGGTGGATACCTGAAATTGATAGCTTATGGAGGTCAACCCAACCCCGACATTCCCGGAGGTATCAATGAAGATTCTATTGGTGCCAGCGTTGTCGATTTGGAACCCAAGGCTTGAGGCCGCGCCACTATTGTTACTGACCGACCGGATGTATCCTCCACTGGTGAAGCCAACATATACCGCTCCAGCGGAGGCGTCATAGGCCGATAGAGCCCCAGAGAACACGCCGTAGGACGCTAAAGACCTTCCGGTGCATCTCTTTGTCCCGGTCACGTCTAATGTATACGCTGGACTTGGATTCGCTATGCCAACGTTGCCCCCATTCAGGATCCGCATGGCTTCTGTCGCGCCATTGTTCCCGGTCTGGAAAATGATGTCCGCTCCCGTTGTACCAACACCCGATGTCGAACGCATGGCCAATGTCGATGTCGTCCCAGTCCCGCCAATGACGAGAGGAGCCGTGGCGCTGGTGGTAATCGTGGGCGTGGCAATCGCCGGAGAGGTCGCCAGCACCGCCGAACCAGTCCCCGTCACGGCGCTCACTTGGGTTCCGTTGATACGAAGGACGTTTCCCGTGCCCGCGGTATCGAACGTCTTGTTCGTGAGCGTATCCGTAGTCGCCCTGCCTACCAGCGTGTCGGTAGCAGCAGGGAGCGTAAGGGTGCCAGACGCGGTAGCGGACGGCTGGACGGTGGTCATGCCAGAGGTAGACCCGGCCAAGGATAGACTGGTCAGCGTAGTCACGCTGGCCCCGCTTCCGGCTCCGTTCAAAAAGACAAGGGCCCACGCGCCCGGAGCGATGGTAACTGTACTGCCACTCCCTTGGGCTAGGATCACGCTGAATCCGCCCGTCGTGGAGTTCTTCACCCAGTAGATCTTCTCAGCCGTATTCGGGCCAATGGTGACCGTGATATTGGTTACCGTTCTGGCTCCCGTGAAATTCAGCACCCGAGCCCGCGCCGGCGCATCCGCTCCGTCCGTAATCGTCAGCGTTGCGCTCGCCCCGGAGCCAGAGGCATCAATCGCCTCCGCTCCGTCGAGGGAGGCGTCGATCAGGCTGAATACAGTGTTGGCAATCGTTCCCCAGGTCGAGGGGTTTTCGTTGAACGCTTGCAGCGTGAGGGCGTTATTCGCTGTGTAGGTACTGGGCATTTATAGATTATTCAGGACGGTTTTGATGACAAGGAATCCCGCGTTCGCCGTGGGAGGCGGGAAGGACACGGTGAAGTTATTGACTCCGTTCCCTGTGATGTCCAGTCCGAAGTCAATGACCGCGATGGACGGGTCGCCGCCCGCGGTTGCATCGTAGAGGAGCCCTCCCCGCGCCGTGAACGTCGGCGTGGTCCAGACCGCATCGGAGAAGTCGAGGATGACGACCGGACCATTCGTCGTGTTGGTCGTCGTCACGGTGGCGTTGACGATCACGCCTTTCGTGGAGTAACCTCCACCCGAAGCCACTTCCCCAGAGATGGTGTACCCGGTGGTCGAGGCGTTCAGCGTGGCCGCGTTGGTATACAGGGCCAGCTTAAAGTTATGGGTTCCGGTGTGGATTGTTCCCGCCAGCAGGTTCGTGTAGAACGACGTGCAAACGTAGGAGCCGGTGAATGGCATTACTGCGTGACCTCCCTGCCGAGCGGCCGATCCCGGTACTCGTCCTGTTGCAGCAGGCCCTCGGCGCTGCGCTTGAGTTCCTTCATTCCCGCCTCGTATTGCGCTTTGTATTCGGCCATCATGTCAGCCTGCCCCTTGTTGTAGACGTAGCCTTCAATGAGACACCCGTACAGAAGCACCGACGAGAAGTTTGCCGACAGCCACGTTGTCCGCGATGGGGTGGCGGCCACGGTAATCGAAGTAGGGGCGCCAACGTAGTCGAGCGTGTAGGGGTAGGTGGTATCGGGGGCTGGCCCAATCAGAATTGTGGCAGGGGCATTCGCATTGGGGGAGTCCGCGATAGCGTTGACCATCGCGTATGCCTGCGGCTGTCCCGTCAGACCACTATAAGCTGTGCGAATATAGCTGACTGCTTTCGGCGGCAGCGGGACGGAGTTGACGTATAGGCCCAATGGCTCGACGAACGAGCCTGGTGTGGTAAGTGTGGCCGTTGCCGTCGTCGCCGTCACGCTCTGCCGCTGGTCTGGGGTGCGAACCGTGTTATAGATCCGCTCCTCAGCCAGTCTGACGATGTCCGGGATGTTGCTGACGAAGGATGCTTCCTGGTTTTCCAGGTAGTCCTTCATCAGCTGTACCAGGGTATCGTAGGTCACCCTAGCACGCCTTGCCCTTCATCTTCATCATGCCGCCTTTGGCGTATCCTTTCTTCGCCGCAGCGACCTTCTTTGCAGGCTTGGGCATTGCGTTCTTCCCGACCTCGTTCTTCATACGACCTTTCACTGGACCACCTCCTTTTTTCTTTGGACTTGCGGACCCTTTTTTCATCAGGTCCGCCAAGATTGGTATGATCTGCATCGCAAGGCCAGCGGTGATGCCAGCGTTGCCGCCGAATCCGGCGAGTCCACCCATCACGGCAGACTGGAGCAGATCCTGGGTCGATTGCCGACGCCTTCCGGCAGCAGGAGCAGCGGGGATCGCCGCGCTCTGCGACATGCCGGGGGCGGGCGTACTCATCGGGACGCCGGGGATGCCGGCCAGACTCGGCGCGTTCGGGAATCGAACACCGCCCATGATCCGCGCCGCGCTATCGGCAGCGGCGTTGGTCGGGAGCGTGCCCCCGAGTTGTTTACGGACTACCTTTCCCTGAAACTTCATGTCAACCTCGCATTTACCTCACCCAGCGTGACTTCCATTACTAGGTTCATAATTGGATTCCAACGGGCAAATGCGCGGGACGTTGCGAGTTCTGGCGTGTCCGGTCTCGGTTGCCAGAGGGCCTGTGGTTCTGCTCGGAAGAAGCGACCGACTTGGAGTTGTGGGTTGTCCTCGTCGTCGCACTGGGAGCAGACCCTGAGGCCATCCCTTTTTTGATTATATACGTGATCTCGTAGTTCACGATACTTTATCGGCCGACCACAGATATCGCAGTAGGCATTCGAGTTCTGGCCGCTGGAGTATCCGCTCACCGGTAGCTCCGGTACGGCACGATTCGCAGCGGAGAGCGGTCGCGGTCTTCGTCGGACGCCAGGTCCCAGTCCTCGTCGTAGCGTTCCTTCAGCGCCGGGACGAGCGCCATGGACTCCTTGCGCTTGGAGGCGAGATGGTACGCGAGACCGGAGATCAGCGCCGGGACGAAGCGGAAGGGCACGTCTGCCGTATTCACCGCGCTGCCGGGATCCTGGATGCGCCGCATCCGCCAGTAGTAGAACGTATAGGTGCTGCTCTGATCCGGCACCAGCCAGAAATAGATCGTCGGCTGCACGACACCCCGATGGATCATGAACTGCGTGGGCCTACCGGGGGCCAGCTTGTTCGGCAGGGAGGCGTACTGGTTGAATGAGATCCGGTCGATGGATGAGTCGCTCTGCAACGTCGTGTTCCCGGCGAAGAGGCGCAGTTCGCCGCTCAGAACGTCCACCGTATCGGTCGGCAGGGTATACGAAGATACCCCTGCACTGAGGGGGAGCGTTTCCTCGTCCAGGGTCCAGAGGTTGATGCCGCGGTTGGCCCACTCCAGCGTGAGCAGGTTGAGGCTCCGGCGGGCGGTGATGTACTCGTGGCCCGTCATCGTCTGGATGCCGGCGCGTTCGTAGGCCTCGTCGATGATCTCGGCGATTGACGGGTTGTAGCTGGTGACTCCAGACGTGGGCATCGGTTATTTCCTCTTGACTGGTTGCTTCGAGAACTGCTTGCCTTTGGCGAGGTCCTCACGCTTCTTGCGGGTGGTGGCGGAGTATTCCTTATCGGGCATGGCCTCGCGCTTTTGGCGCGGCAGGTATCGCTCTCCGGTGGCCTCAGGGCCTTGCGTGGACGGCTTGCCGCTCTTGGTGCCCCAGTCTTCTTTCGTCCACTTGCTGAGGCTCTTTTGCGCGGAGGTTTTTCCGGCGCGATATCCCCCTCCCGCGTTCTGGTACCGCTGCGCCAAGAGTTGCGCCTTGCGGGCGCTCCACTGCCCCGGCTTGCCGCCCTTGTTGGACGCCATGACTTCGTCCTTGATACGTTCGCGGAGGGAGGGGTTCGTGTATGCCACGGCGGCTACCTCGATTTCTTCTTCATCCGGTCGGCCTCGCTCAACGCGATGGCGATGGCCTGCTTGGGGCTCTTGACCTTCGAGCCAGAGGAGGACTTCAGCTTGCCCGCCTTGAACTCGCGCATGACTTTGCGGACCTTCGTTTCTTTCTTCATCAGTATTTCCCCTTGCCTCCTGGCGGCGACTTCTTGCTCCCTCCGGGACCGGCCCAGAGGACCTTGCGCGACCAGTAATTCGCCGACAGCTTGGAGTCCTTCCCCTTGATCCCCGCGCTGCGGGCGAGGTAGGACTTCCGTGCTGCGGCGCTGTAGTTGTGGCCCATGCTCGCATCGCCGAAGTGGATCAGCTTGACCTGATCGCCCTCCTTGGCTAGGACCATTTTTTTCTTCTCCGGGTTATCCGACTGGATCGGTTTGTTGTATCCGGGGAAGGTGCGGCCACGATACTCGATGGACATTAGGGTTCCGGCGTGGGCGTGGGGATGGGCGTGGGTTCCGGTTCGGGAGCGGGAGCGGGAGCCGGAGCCGGAGGATTCTGCGCCGCTGCCCGTGCGGCCGCGAGAGCCGCTTCGATCTGCGTCAGGGTAATCGGCCTGCCGCCCACCGTGAGCGTCGGCAGCAACGGCGAGATCCGCGCCCCGTCCAGTTGCTTCTTCTTCGTCGCCAGATCCGCTTCCATCGCGGCGATCTGCGCGGCGACTTCCGGCGCATACTCCGCACGGGGAAGGATCACGCTAACGAGCAGATTGTCGAGCAGCATCCGCATCATGAGATGCTCTGTGTTCGCCAAGTTGATGCTCTGTGCGTAGTGGTCAGCTACGCTGACGGTCGCTGAGGGGATCGTGATTTCGTAGGCGGGAAGATCGCCGCGCTGTAGGGTGAGTTTCATGTCCATTCCTCTTTAGTGCGACCTCTCTAGGATTTTTCTCAGGTCGGCTAACTCCGGGTTTGCCCCGGCCAGCACGAGCGATGGCCGGGGCTTTATGTCGGTTAGAGCGAGATGCCGAACTCGGCAGCCCACTCGATGATGATGATGATGATCGGGTCCATACGATGATGATATCAGTTCGCGTAAATCCGCCAATTCGTGCCGTTCGACCACACCAGCACCGTATTTGCGCCGCCCCCAGCCACCGTGGTGCCGATGGTGGTGACGGTGGCGTCGGTGACGGTGGCAGTTGCCCCAGCGTTTCCCGCAGCGGCAGCAGGTAGAGACGCAACGGTGACGCCAATAAATCGGTACTGCCCAGTCGGCAAAATAGCCGCCAACGCCGTCCCCGCCGCACTCTGCCACGTCTGGAGGTTCGTTGAACTCTGCCCCGCCCCGGCGCGGACGATGAGCTGGGTGGCGCCGGTGGTGGCAATCGGATTTCTGACAGTAACCGTTCCATCCGTTGCGACGTAGAAGAATCCGTTGCCGGAGGTGTCGCCGATGTTAAACGGAGACGAGCCGGAGAAGCGAAGGATGGGCGTATTCACACCCGCTACCAAAGCGACCGACGAGGTGTTCGTAGTAGTTCGTGCAATCGTCAGGGTCGTGTCGGTGGATACTTGGCTGAACGACCCACTCCCCGCCACCTGCAACCGATTCGACCCGTCGTCGGTGGTGGTGCCGAGGAGGAGGTTGCCGGTGGCAGCGGCGAAGCGAGCGC